TTTTGCTTTTCGCTCCAGTTCTTCATTGACGGCGGCTTGCATAACAGCAACCACCTGTTTCATTTCATTACTCATAATTCCGAACTCCCTGCTGTTTGGTAAAAAGGATATTGTCGGGAATCTCGACAGGTGCTCCAAATCGATTTGATCTTGCTTCCGGTAATATACCGTTACGATGACTTTTTTCAAACCTGTCTGTCACAATCATATTCGAACGCGCCCTTTCTGGCGGCGCTCTTCCGGAAGCGCGGAGAGTCCTTGCCGTTGATCTCGCGGAAAATGCCGCCGTACAAGGTCTGCTCCGGAGTCTTGCATGCGGTCGGAATCCAGAGTCCCGATTCGGTCGCGGCCTTGACCAGCTCGCGGGTGTTCATCGGCTTGCCGTCGGCCTTGAGGACTTCGACGGCGGCGTCTAACAGGGAGAGCTTCTTCTCCCGTTTCCCCGGCGTCGCGGATTCGGAGGCCAGGTTGGGCCTATCTTCCGTATCGGAAATTACCGACTCTTTGACCGACCGTTCCGATTCGTCCGGCTTGCGGTTGAGGCAGCCCGGCGGCGGGGTGATGACCCGCTCGATTTTGCGGACGTTGAACTCCTTGTTGGTGGCGGTGCTTTTTACGCGGTATCCGTCACCGAGAATTTCGACCACCACCACGGGGATTTCGTTTCGTCCGATTTTGACCGCCGCGATGCATCCGGCCTTGACCTCATTCGTTGCGTTGCTCATTTCCGGGTTCCTTCTGGTTGTTGATTTTGAGCGTATTCCGTTGCGCCGGTCATATAAAAGCGCGACCTCTTCATCATAGCAAATCTCATTCCGAAGAAAGGCGAAGAAATATGGATAATTCCCTGAAAATCACCGCGTTGCCGCCTGAAACGCTGGTGCGGCTGCTGAAACAGGCGGGAAGCCGGACAGTTTCGGTGGAATCGCTGGCGGAAGACATTGCCGCCGGGGCTCCGAAGAATCCGGATGGCATGATCAACCTGATCGAATACGGCGCATGGCTGGCAAAAGAAAATGGAGGTTCCGATGGCACTCAATCCGAGTAGTATGCGCGTTGTCGACGTTGCTCGTTTGCTCAATTCCACAACACAGGGTTTTGTGCTGGCCCAGGCTCGAATCTATCGAGACTTCAATCGCGTCGGATTCCGCATCGCCGCCACTGACAACTCGCGCAACATCAATTTGCTCAAATACATCGCCTGGATGTGCGATGAAGCGCACAGTCCACATGAGCAAACGGCGAGAACATATGACGAGCGGCGCGACGCCGAACGCAACCGTCAGGCGGAGCAGTCCGTTATCGGACGCGACATCGGGGATCTCCCGGCTGTCGCAAATCCGGAACGGAAAAAGTCGTGCGAACGGGACTTCCGGCTGTTCTGCGAAAACTACTTCCCGGAAACTTTCAGGCTCGCCTGGTCGCCGGACCATTTGCGCGTGATTGGAAAGATCGAAGCGGCGGTACTATCCGGCGGACTGTTTGCGCTGGCGCTTCCGCGCGGTTCCGGAAAGACATCAATATGTGAAGCCGCATGCATCTGGGCGATGCTTTACGGGCATCGGGAATTTGTGATGTTGATCGGAGCGACCGAAACCGCTGCGCTCGAATTATTGGATTCGCTGAAAACGGAACTGGAAGTCAACGAGCGGTTGGTGGAAGATTTTCCCGAGGTTATTTTCCCGATTCAACAGTTGGAAGGCATTGCCAACCGCTGCGCCGGGCAGCTTTACAAGGGAGAGCGTACCCGCATTACATGGACGAGCAATGAAATCGTGCTGCCGACCATCGTGGAAAGCAAAGCGTCCGGCATCATCGTCCGTGTCGCCGGGATTACCGGGCGTATTCGTGGCATGAAATACAAACGGAGCGACGGACGAAGCGTACGCCCCTCGCTGGTCATCATTGACGATCCACAGACTTCGGAATCGGCCGGGAGCCTCGAGCAGACACGGAAGCGCGTCCGGGTACTGGCCGGGGACATCCTGGGACTGGCGGGACCGAGCGAGAAGATTTCGGGCATTATGCCTTGCACGATTATCCGGCCCGGCGACATGGCCGACATCATCCTGAATCGTCAGACCCATCCGGACTGGAACGGCGAGAAGACAAAGATGGTCTACAAGTTCCCGACAAACATGAAACTCTGGGAACAGTATGCAGAAATTCGCGCTGAGTCGCTTCGAACGGACGGCAATTTTCAAAGGGCCACCGACTTCTATTTGGCGAACCGCGGGGCGATGGATGCCGGAGCCGAGGTCAGCTGGGAGGCGCGGTTCAACCCGGACGAAGTATCGGCGCTTCAACATGCGATGGATCTCAAGTTTCAGGATGAGGCCGCATTTCAAAGTGAATACCAAAACGACCCGCTCCCGGAAGATACGGACGGCGAAGCGATGCTTTCCATTGACGCGATTTGCGGCAAGGTAAACGGACTGGGCAAGGGGCGTATCCCGCTCGCATGCGACCGGATGGCCATGTTCATCGATGTACAAAAGGCGTTGCTCTTCTATGTGGTGATTGCGTGGGCGGAGGATTTTACCGGCGCAGTGGTGGATTACGGAACGTATCCCGACCAGCATCGCCAGGAGTTTGCCCTCGCCGATGCGAATCCGACTATCCAGAGCATTTATCCCAACGCCGGACTGGAGGGCGGGCTTTACGCCGCCATGAATGTGCTGACGGAGGATTGCCTCTCCCGGGAATGGGAGCGCGAGGATGGTGCCATGTTGAAGATCGAGCGGGCGATGATCGATGCAAACTGGGGGCAGTCCACCGATGTCGTTTACCAGTTCTGCCGCCAGTCGATGTATTCCGGCATAATTCTGCCGTCGCATGGGCGGTACGTCGGCGCGTCGTCGAAACCGATGACCGAATATCGCAAACAGCCGGGCGACCGTCTCGGCTTCAACTGGATGATGCCGAGCGTTGCCGGGAAACGGGCCATTCGACACGTGATCTACGACACAAACTACTGGAAGTCGTTCGTTCACGCCCGCCTGGCCGTCCCGCTTGGCGACAAGGGCAGTCTTTCGCTTTACGGACGCATTCCCGGCGTTCACCAACTTCTGGCCGAGCATCTGACCGCCGAGTACCGCGTGAAAACGCAGGGGCGCGGAAGGACGGTCGATGAATGGAAATTGAAGCCGGAACGGAACGACAACCACTGGCTGGACTGCTGCGCCGGGTGCGCCGTCTGCGGCTCCATGCTGGGCGCGACGCTTCCGGAGGTTTTGCCCGTCCGTACGGCGGCAAGACCGAGAATCAAGCTCTCCGAGCGACGCGATGGCGGCAGTCCGGCGATGCCGATGTCTTCGGTTCGCGCCGGAGGCAAACTCAAACTTTCAGAACTTCGCAAACAACGGTTATAAGGAACATCATGCGCAAACCCATTTCGACGGAAAATCCCACATTGAAAGACCTGGCTTCGCTGCTCGCCGGAGTCATTGTCCGAATCCATTCCGCCAACCTGAAAAATAGCCGAAGAAAAGCTCGGCTTACCGGTTCTCGACTTGCTATTGACGCAATCCCGGCACAATATAAGCACAGTCCACACGGAGTAGAGGAAAGCTATGAAACAAAAAGAGAGACAAGAAAAACGCCGGGCATTCGGATGGCACGCTCTTGAACATTTATTGGAGGCTTCCGGCTCTCCATGCCAGGAGATGCCGGAAATCAAAGCCGCACGAGGCGAGAAACTGTGGCATCAACTGCATCCGGAACAAAGCGACATCCCACAATATGACGGCTTCGAACAGGGAACCGTATTGAGGAAGCGGTGGCGCGGTCAATGGTATCAATTGACTGTGACTCCGGATGGTTTTCAGCATGAAGGGCAAGTGTTCAAAACCCTGAGCGGCGCGGCCAATCATATCACCGGAGGCCAAAGAAACGGAAAGGAGTTTTTCGGAGTTAATCATGGAAACTAAACGATGCGCAATCTATACCAGAAAGAGTTGCGAGGATGGGTTGGAACTCGCCTACAACAGCCTCGACGCCCAGCGGGACGCCGGAGAAAATTACATCGCCAGCCAGAAGGCCAACGGCTGGATTTGCCTGCCGGAACATTATGATGATGGCGGGTTTTCCGGCGGAGACACCCATCGTCCGGCATTGGCCAAACTCCTGGACGACATCAAAGAAGGAAAAATAGACATCATTCTGGTCTATAAAATCGACCGCCTGTCGCGCTCCATCAACGATTTTACAAAGTTGCTTCAAGTCTTTGACGATTACAACGTCAGTTTCGTTTCGGTTACACAGGAAATCAACACATCGACCAGCTCCGGACGGATGATGCTGAATGTGCTGATCAGCTTTGCCCAGTACGAACGGGAGATTATCGGGGAACGCATCCGCGACAAGGTGGCCGGCACCCGGAGACGTGGAATACTTACCGGTGGCATGCCTCATCTCGGGTATGACCTGATGGATAAAAAGATGGTCATCAATCCCGCGGAAGCCAAAACCGTACAACTGATCTTTCGGCTCTACTGTCAATACCGTTCGGCCCGACTGGTCTGCATCGAGTTGAACAAACGCGGGCTGACCACCAAATGCTGGATTGCGAAAAACGGCAACCAGCGGGGCGGAAAAAGGTGGGATATGGAGTCCCTCTACCGGATTCTGAAATCCCCGGTGTACATCGGCAAAGTGCCATGGCATGATCAGTTGTTCGACGGGATCCATCAGCCGATTATTGCAGAGGAGATATTCAACGAAACCCAACAAATTCTGCGCAAGCAGACCGCCGAACGCAAAGATTACGAACCATATTCCATCGACACTTATCCGCTGGCCGGGCTGATTTACTGTGGCTACTGCCACGATCTGATGCTGCCGACTTATTCTGACAAGCCAAATCAGCGCTACCATTACTATTATTGCAAAAAGAAGAAACGAATCCCCGGCCATGACTGTCCGTTGCGAATGTTCCCCGCCGGAGATCTGGAGGAAATTCTTCTGACTCAGCTCGGCAGGGTGTTCCGTACGCCAAGCGTCACCAACGAAGTCATCCGGCAGTTACGAGGAAGTCATCCGGATATCAAGCAACAGGAGATTCTCGATACTCTCAGCAATATCAACGCCTTGTGGAATGCCTTGTCACCACTGGAAAAACGCGGCATTCTGCGGCTGTTGATCCGCAAAATCGAGGTATTCACCGACTACATGAGATTCTTCCTCAATCCGCTCGACTTGCGGCAGATGGTCGTTGAAATCGCCCAGCAGCGCACATTCAAGCGGCGTGTCGGCAACGAACCGGAACCTGAATTCGATTCGGAACCGATTGTGCCGGAGTTCCAACCGGACGGAAGCATTCTCGTCTCGGTGCCGATTATCGTCAGACACAAACCGCTGCGCACGATTATCGTACCGGAGGAGGACCGAGCCTTGCTGCCATTGCAAATCCCCGTGGTCAGAGCCATTGCCCAAGGGCGTGTCTGGGCGCAAGCAATGCGGGAGGGTTCCATCCGGGACGTCACCGCCATCATGGAAATGACCGGGTGGGATCGTTGCCGGGTAATCCGCGTTCTCGGACTGAGTACGCTTTCAACGGAGCTGGTCGTCGCGTACTGTACCGGCGTCGAACCGGACGGCCTCGGCCTTGGCAAACTTTCCCAGCAGATCCCGACATCATGGACCAAGCAGCATGAAAAATTCTACAGAACTCCGGAAATCGTCAACGACGCCGTTGAACGCGAACTGGCATCTCTAGCCTTGGCCTTCCGCCCGGAATTGGCGGCGCGCTGGCAATATCTGTTCACGCGCAATCCGCCGGATGAACTGCATGTCTCCTTTATGCGGCGTCAGATTGCTCACCGGCTACAGGAAAATGTCTTCGGACAGGTCCCCCAGCACATAGAGGATTTGTTGTGGAAAGCCTACACGCAAGGCATGAAGAAAGCGGACCGGCACGGTCTGTACATCGGGTCACAACTGATTCGGGAATGGAAACGGGAAAAGTTCGTCGTGACCGTCCGACCGGAAGGCTATGAAGTGCGTGGCCGGATATTCAAGAGCCTGAGCGGGGCCGCCAAATTCATCACCGGAACCAATTGGAACGGCGCGGATTTCTTTGGGATTCCTCCCCGGCAAGCCGCTCTTGCCTGAACTATTTCCCAATCATATGAAGGTTCATGATGATCTATTTTGACTTTTCATGGTTTATGTGGTAATGTAACAGATGACACCGAACAAGACCGCAAAACACCCGGAGGAAGTGGGTATGCAGCATCCGTCGGCGTATTGTGAGAGAAGCTGAATTTTATGCAAAAGAAGAATTGGGCATTTCGAATCAAGAAAATAATTTCACGGCTGTTTTTGACCTTGACAGCTATTTGGCTGATTTTGTTCTCGGCGCTTCTGTTTCCGTCCTGTGCCACGTGGCTGTTGATCTGCGTGTTGTTGTTGCTTGCATTCGGCGGCCTGATTGGCCAAGCGATCTTGAGCCACCTGAGCCGTACGTATCCGCAACTCACGGCAAATGACCTATCTGCACCATGCTACCTGGTCGCTGTCGCCGGAAGCGGATTCCAGAGGCATTCCCACAGGGTGCCAGAAAGCTGGTTCGATGACAAATTCATCATCCGCCTCACCGAAGCAGGGCGGGTTGCCGAGATGCTGCAAAACGCGGGAACCGATTTTCGGCTCTGTATCTCCATGCCGGAACATCCTGAATTGCATGGAGAAAAGCTACTGGGGCTTCGGACATTTTTCGCCCGGTTCGGGATTCCTCCGGACCATATCCACATCGTCGATACCGAATTGGATTCCGCAGATGAAGTGGACGCATTCAGTCGATATGGCTTGCCGGTCATCATCGTGTCCAACAGCTGGCATGTCCCGCGCCTGATGCTACTGGCCCGTTTTCAGCACCGCCATGCGATTGCGGCTCCGGCCGGGCAACTCTTCGCCATGCCCCGCATGCACGGTTTTTCCGGCCTGCCGCCGACCGC